TTACCACCGGCGCTGCCTGCCCCACGGCTGCGGTTTCATTCACGAAGCGATTGACAAGCTTGGATGGGTGGCGATCTTTTGAGTTGGTGATATCCCCGCCTAAGACGATCATGTGGGCTTTGTATTTCTTCGCCTGCTTGATCAGCCAAGGGAACAGCCCGAAGCGGTGTTCATCTTCGGGCTTATCGGTCAGGTGCAAATCGGCGGTGAACAGGATGCTCATTTGGGTTTCTTACTCCCATCACAAAGGTGGAGTGCGTTCTTGTGGTAGATACCGCAGCCCGGACAGCGATCTTCCTGCTTAATGGGTTCCGATTTAGGCTTGCGAACGCGGCTACCACCGGGGCCTAAATGATCCCGTTGGTGCTTATAAAGACCAGTCAAATTCCAACGCCGTGTCATCGGCGGGTACCGTAGCCGATGCAGCGCTCGAAGTCGAATACCGCAGCCTTCAGCTTGAAGCTGTCGAGCAGCGGAAGACTGCCCACTTTGTATTTTTCATGCAGCAAAAGATGCCCTTTCCATTCCATCAGAAGCAGCGTGCGCGTGCGGTTTTCCCTTGCGATCATCATGGGGTGCTTCTTGTGCCGGATCGCATCCCGGCAGGTCCGCTTCCAAAAGGCAGCCAATCGCCCGGTGCCCGCAAGCAGCCCACCCTGAATGTCCAAGCTTTTGTAGAACTTGCATTCGATCAGGAAGCGGTCAGCCAGCCAATTGCCTGCGGGATGAATGGCGCAAATGTCACCGGCCATGCTGGAATCGCCTTTCTTCATCTGCCGGTGACGAATGGTAGCCCGCCCGCCTGATGATGCAGATCGCCAAAAGACAGTCTCGTCCGATCCGGGCAAGACCATGCGGGAAAGCTTCTTGCACACATCCCGCTCGAATTGACCACCCTTTTGGGCACCGCGACTACCTTTCTTCTTCCTAGTTCGCTTGGTCGCCATCGTCTTCCTCATATTTGCGACGGGTGGGCAACAGATCGGTTTGCACCGAAGCCCACGCTTTCCGCAGGCCGGGCTCCAATTCCCGCCGCTTCTGATTCAGCTTGGTTGTGGTCCAATCAATCGAAGCATCAAGCAGGTCTTCAGCCTTCGCCGTAGAAAGCCCGGCGACCTTTGTGCGCTTCGCCTTCAGCAACCATTCGAGCGCGGCCTGATAATCTTCCACGCCATACCCGAACCTGATGACAAATTCGCAATCACGGAAAGCCTGCCCGATCTTGTTCTTGATGCACTTGGCCTTAATGCGGATTGCAACCGCTGCCTTGATCCCGCCCACGGTTCGAGTGATGGTTTTCAGATGCGACAACATCACCCGCTGTGACGAATAGAATTCCAAAGCCTTCCCGCCACCGACTGACACCTTTTCACCGAACCGCGCCCCGATCTTGGTGCGGACTTGCGATACGATCATCAGGTGCACGTCGCTATATTCGACATCGGTAATCAGCCGTCGAAACAGCTCACCCAGCTTCTTCTGCTTTTCCATGCCATAGGTTTCTTCGTCGATCTTCCGACGCAGCTCGGCTTCAGATGGCAAGGCATCAAGCGAATCAACTATGTACAGGCCCGGAGCACAATCGCCCTTCGCCTGCTTCAAGCAATCAGACAGATCATCGAACATGTCTTCGATGGTCCGCACTTTCCGTCGCTTGGTCTTCTTGTCGATCCCGAAGTCCACCCGGTGCAGCGGCATTCCCAACGCCTGCGCGTAAGCAGGATCAAATGCAGCTTCTGCTTCCCTGTACCAAATCGGTCCCATGTATGTCCGGGCAAAATTGGTGCAAGCTTCGATTGCGACCAATGTCTTGCCCGTGCTTTTGTCACCGATGATATTTGAGACCCTGCCCAAGGGCCAACCGCCTGATACTACCAAGTCCAGTAGCAGGCAGCCGGAAGATATCACGCGCTTTGCCTTTCATCTTTTCCAAAGCCTTCCGTGCCCGCGCTGTTGGCGGCTCCTTGTCGTCGTCGTCATCGTCGTCTTTCGCCGGGGCGCGACGCTTCCCTTTGTCAAAAGGGATTTCATCGTCATCGTCGTCGGCGGGCTTCTTCTTGCGACGGGAAGACCGGTCATCGTCGTCGTCATCCGTTCGGTCCCGATCCGCAGACGAGGCACCCCCACTTCGTGGCTTCCGGCGCTCCGCAGACCCCGCACGTGAAGGGCGGTCGTCATCTTCTTCTTCCTCTTCGTTGCGCCGACCGCGCTTGGGCTTCCGATCATCGTCGTCATCATCGTCGGCCTTGGGTTTGCGCTTGCTGCTGCCGCGATCATCATCGTCAGCATCATCATCCCGCGTCGGCTTCCGTCTGCTGCTGCGATCATCGTCAGCATCGTCATCCTTCGGTTTCCGGCGACTGGTCCGGTCATCATCGTCATCATCATCCGCAGGCTTCCGACGGCGGGGCTGATCGTCGTCGTCGTCTTCCTTGGGCTTCTTCGGACGGCGACGGGTATCAGTATCATCGTCATCCGCTTCAGCCTTGCGCGATCTGCGACCCGATGATCTGTCGTCATCGTCGTCGTCCTCATCTTCCTTGGGCTTCCGCCTGCTGCGGGGCTGATCATCATCATCGTCGTCGGCCTTGGCCCGCTTACCACGGGTTGGGCGGTCGTCTTCTTCTTCTTCGTCCTTGTCCTTCTTGCTGCCGCCCCTACCCATGAAGATTTTTTCCAGATATTTGCCATCGTGGAAGATCAACAGGTCGGAGATCGGATTTTCGCTGATGAAGTCAAGCCACGCTTCCTGCCGCGATTCCTTTTCAGACAGCGGGCTTGGCGACCGATCAATGTCCACCGCTTTGTATTCGGTGTTTTCCATTGTGGTGCCGACCCTGCGGAAGCTGATGTCGTATCCTTCTTCTGGATCATCAATCAGCAGCATCTCGCCGGTCTTCTGATCTTCCGACCGCATTTGCAGATCGGTTTCGATCTTCACGCCCAACCGCCAAATCTGCGGCCCGGCTTTTTCATCCTTGCGATTGATGACGTAAGCCAACCGCTGCGATGATGACCGAAGCTTCTTCTTCGCCTTTTCATCTTCTTCCTGTGCATAGGCGTCGCACATCGGGCACCAATCATCCTCTGCGTGCTTCCACTTCGGGTAATGCTTCGCCATCGATGCAGGGCACAGGTAAGAAGAATTATCCGGGCCAACGCTGCGATGGATGTATACCGTCAAAGCCCAATTGTCGCCCCACAGCTTCTTGTCCCATGAATAGGGCATGATGCGAAGGGTCATGTGACCTTCTGGTATCTTCAGCTTCGGAGCCTTGTCTGACAGGAAGCTGTCAAAGTCACCCGATTGCTGCTGCCGGGATTTGACAGTTTCGTCAGATCGCCCGCCGTACTTAAATTTGCTCATGCTGCTTCATCTCCATTTCCGTTGAAAAAATCTGCTTCATTCAGGTCGATGCTTGCCACCCGCTTCAAATGCTCTTCACGCTCACGGAAATACCGCCGGGAAGCGAACCCTACCCAAATGTACGCACCCGATCCCAAAAGGATCAGAAGTAAGATCACGGCAATTCCGTCAATCCACATGACACAATTTCCTTTCTTTTACCGCCGACGCGGTCGGCTTTCTTCGCGTTCGGAATCAGGCCGACGATCCCGCATTGCATCGGATCGCCTTTCCCTGATCCTGTCGGCTTCGACTTCAGAATGCTTTTTCTGTGACGATCCCATCATCGACTTGCTCCAATAGCCTGCAACGAAGCTTTGGATCAGATCGCGGATCATCCATCCCCGCTGTGAGTATTCTTCGCGCAGGGCACCCCACATTCCGACCGACAGATTGGCAGCGATTAGCTGCTTTTTCAGATCGACGATCTTGGGGGTGATTTCAATTTCCCGATCCACCGATTTGTCAGTGGCCTTTTCCCCGGCCTTGGCAGCATCCGACCGATATTGTCCATCAAGTTCTGCAATGGTCTGTTCGATCTTCAACTTCAATTCATCGCGGCGGGATTTTTCCAATTCTGACCGCTCGGCAACTGCCAAGGAATAGGTCAGTTGTCGCTCGGCCATTTCGGTGTCGAGATCGTGCTTGTCGATCTTCAACCGCTCCTTGTAAAGCTTCAGGTCATTCGTTTCATTTACCATTTGGGTGCCTTTCCTTTCTTGCCTCACTTCAACATACGATGGGTATTTTCAGCCATGCACTAGCTTGCCTACAGCCAACAAAACCGGGGCTATTCCGTTGCTCGAATGGAAAGGCACCGAAAAGGCATCCAATACCGCAAGTAACGATGCCTGATTCTTTGATTTGGGATTCAGCAGCACCGCGGTAACATAAGCCTGCACCGTATGCCGGATCGATTCGGGATTTTCGCCCTTCAGCCCGCCGATCAATTCAACAAGCATGGCCCAGGGCTGCCGATTGACCAAAGCCTTTGCCAGATCGATAGCGGCGGGAACTTCCACCACCCCTGATTTAAGCAGGCTGCGGGCTTCTTCCCGATTCTTGGCGGCATGGCATATCCCCAAGTTGACAAGGCCCACGCGCGGGCTTCCCAACGCGGCCTTGGCGCATACATCAAGGATGGATTCCCACTCATCGTTGCCCCGGCCCCACTTTTCAAGCTTGGCTACCTTTTCCAGAAGCTCGAAGATCAGCCCGGTATCGACAGGCGATACCCCATAGCGGGTGCAGCGCGATTGAACATTCGCGGGAACCCGTGCCTGATCGGTGGTGCAAAGGAAGATGTAAATCCACGGCGGTGGTTCTTCCAAGGATTTCAGCAGGGATGTGAATGCCTGCTTCGACAGCGCGTGCACTTCATCGATGATAACCGCCTTGACCGCCCCGTCCAAAGGCTGATACCGGAAATCATCGGTCACTTCACGCATGTCTTCGATGCCTGTGTATTTGGCTGCGTCGATTTCCGTAACATCATGCGGGAAGCGGCAGCCCATTTCAGCGGCAGCAATCCGGGCAAGCGTGGTCTTGCCCACCCCGGATGGCCCTGACAGAAGGTAGGCGTGGTTCAACTTCTGCTTCAGGGATGCCCGGAATGAGCGAACCAAAACATCCTGCCCGATAACGTCCGCCCAAGTCGCCGGGCGATATTTATTGTAAAGCGATTCCATCAAACGTGCTCCATGATTCGGCCATCGGGCGTCAGGCAAACCGATGCGCGGCCCAACTTGACAATGTGCCCGCCTTGGGCGGCGCACGCCTTCTTGTAACGATTAACATCAGCTGACAGATAAAATGCTAACCACACAATGAAACACAACGCAGCAACGGGT